TATGGTGAGAGCATGGACGTAAAGGGCTTGCAGGAGCTATATGACTGTTGGCGCGAGTATGATGCTAAGGCGTCTCGGCGGAAATGGGAGAAAATCATGACCGAACCCGTTGATAATGTCGCGCAGGCGATTTATGAGGCTAGGTTCCTACATGAGCCGACTACGTGGCGGCGCAAATGGGAGGACTTGGACGAACTAACGAGAGACATTTGGCGCAGGTGCGCCCAAGCCGCTAAGCAGGTCATCAGAGAAAAGTCATCAGAGAAAAATCATGAGTGACAGTATATATACATGCGCCGTATGCGGAGAAACGTTTCAGAAGGGATGGACTGATGCGGAGGCGTGGGAGGAGTTTGACAGCACCCCTGAGTTTATAGATGTGCCTCACGAGCAGGCTATGCAGATATGCGACGACTGTTATAAACTTGGACTAGAGATGGGGCTGTTCAGGGGCACATAACTCTGGGAGTAATAAAAATGGGTATAAAGGACATATTACGGGTAGGTAGGCAGTCTGAGAAAGACTTAATGTGGGTGCCAGTACATGGCGCTGATACGGAGGTGTGGGCTGCGCGCTCACGTGATGGTAAACGTGAGTATAATATACGACAGGAGTGGACACATGATGATCCACCTGTGCAGTTGTGGATGGCGCTGTGGGCCAACACTTCTGATATGAACCCAAATGTATTTGCTCATAAATTTATAAGTAGATGGGACGCGCAGAACACATGTGAGGAGCTTGAGAAGGGGTTCGACATAGACGAGAAGGAAGTAGAAGAAGAACAAAAACGTCTTAAATCATTAAATAAGGACGGATGGGCGTTCCAAGGGGTGTATAGTGGCATGAGTGTATGGACGCGTATGATAAACCCTGAAGTGTGTTATGTCATAATTAATGATCGTGTCACCCTACCGAATCATTACTCTTTGAGTATACGTAGCTGGACTGAGCCCAAAGGCTATCACGGCATACGGAGATTAATGGGCACATCACTAGGCGTGTTTGATACTCTCTCTGCCGCGCAGAACTTTCAGAAACAGTTAGAGGATAAAAGGACAAACTAATGTGGTGGGTAATCCTTGTAATATGTATCGTCATCGTGGCGATATGGTACTTAAGCACAACTAAACGATGGGTGTGGCGACATGACACTAAACACAATGACACTAGACGAGGAGCAGAAGGTAGTACAACTGACGACGGAGATCGCGAAGGCGATAATCCCTTTAAATGATATACTTACCCAGCTTCAGATTGATCCAGATGAATGGGAGATTATATCGCGTACACGTACTTTTAAAGAATTATTGCGTAGTGCGCAGGCGGAATGGTCGGGCGCATCTAATACACATAAACGCGCGAAACTCAAAGCGGCAGCGGTCATAGAGAGTGTGTTACCTACATTTTATAAGGACATGGTGAACCGTGGTGAGCAACTGGCGTCTAGAGCGAAGGTACTTGAGACGGTTGCCAAGATCGCTGGCCTTGGCACCCCTGACCCAATATCAGCGCCAAGTGGTAATGTGTTCAGACTTTCTATCAACTTTGCAGATGGTGGGCAGCCAGTCACACTTGATCTTGGGCGTGGGTCTTACTCCGAGAGTAGCGACGAAACTGTTAATTCGCTCTCATCTGAAAAAATATCGTCAAAATTCTTATCTGAAGAGCCTTTAGAGGATTTGTAAAAAGATATCCCCTTGACAAGGGTGTCAGACTAGTGTATAATGCGTACCCGTAACTCAAAGGTGCGTCATATGGTTGGGCTGTGGCGAATGGCTTACTACGCGTAGTAGGAAGCGCGGATACTACTAGTCAATTACAATCGACCGCAGCCACGCGGGCGCAGGCCCAACTACCTCCCCAATCTAGAGCGCAAAGTAGCGCGGTAAACGCGCAAGACTTAACCGGGCTAGCTGGGTTCATCACCGATCAATATATATTAATGCGCCGCCACCGCGACGATACAAACTCGGGGTGGGCGCATCGTTTGTTGCGCTCATTGCGCGCATACAATGGTGTGTATGAGCCTGAGATATATAATGAGATAAGACGTTTTGGTGGGTCGGAAGTATATGCTCGTATAATAACAATGAAGTGTCGAGGATCGACCTCGTTGTTAAGGGACATATATCTTGGTAGCACCAAGCCATGGGGCATAGAAGCACCATCCGATCCACCGATCCCCCCGGAAGTATTACAGTCTATAACTACCCTTGTGCAGCAAGAATGGCAGAGTGCAGTCAAGGCGCACTTCGAAGCCCAGCAACAAATACAGGCACATAATCACGCTGTAGCCGCGACAACTCAGGCGGCACTTACTCCGGGAGTAGAGCCTGGCCCCTCCCAGATGCCGGGGGATACCGGCCCACAGACACCGGCCCAAGTTCAGTCCTCCCTGCCGCCTCCACCCCCACCACCCCCACCTCTTCCAGATGCGCAGTCTGTTAGTGATCGGTTTGAACAGCTTAAAGAGACAGCGCGTAATGCAGCGAAGCGTAATGCTTCTAAGAAATGTAAGATAGCAGAGGACAAAATACAACAGATACTTGAGCAGGGTGACTGGACGGATGCACTTGCTGAATGCTTGATTGATTTGTGTATATTCCCTTATACAGTTGTTAAGGGACCGACAGTACGAGTTAAGCCTATAGTTGATTGGATAATTAATCCCAGAGATCCAACACAAAAAACCCCGCAGATGAATAATAAAGCAATGCTCTGTTGGGAGAGAGTGTCACCGTTTGACATATATTGGGCTCCGGGAGTAAGTGATGTGCAAGACGCAAATATTATTGAGCGAAAACGACTCACAAGAAAAGAACTCAACGACCTCCTTGATCTCCCAGGCTATGACACTAACGCGGTACGAGCAGTTTTGTCTGACTATGGCCGCGGCGGCCTTGTCGATAATTGGGATCAAACTGACGCCGAACGGGCAATTCTTGAAAGTAGAGAGAATCCGAGATTTAACCAATCTGGATTAATTGCCTGTTTAGAATTTCAAGGATATGTGCAAGGAGTATATTTGCTTCAAGCAGGAATGGACCCTGCTTTAATTTCTGATCCTATTCGAGATTATTTTGTTCAAGCATGGTTGATTGGGCGTTATGTCATTAAAGTTCAGATGGCACCTTCTCCTCGTAAACGTCATCAGTATTATGTTACTAGTTTTGAGAAAGTGCCGGGAACTATTATCGGTAATGGTTTGCCTGATATACTTACTGATATTACTACTGTTGCCAACGCTACATTACGCGCTCTTGTTAATAATATGTCTATATCTTCTGGGCCACAGGTAACAGTTAATGATGATAGGTTAGCAGATGGCGAAGACGGTGAAGACATCTACCCATGGAAACGTTGGCATACTAAAAGCGATCCATTTGGAAACAATACGCAACCGGCGATATCGTTTTTTCAACCGCAATCCAATGCACAAGAACTTATGGCGGTTTATTCTGCTTTCTCGAATCTTGCCGATGAGATGTCGGCGATTCCTAAAGTTGCGACGGGAACTCCGACGGCTGGCCCGATTGGGCGTACTGCATCTGGAATGCAAATGATATTACAAGGAGCATCTAAGGTGCTCCAAAATGTTGCGGCGAATATAGATCGTGACATTATTGAACCAATGCTTCAGAATTTATTAGATATGATTTTACTTACGGATACATCTGGTCTTCTCAATGGGGAAGAAAAACTTAAAGTTCTAGGCGTTAATGTGGCAATGGAGAAGGAAGCAGAGCTTCAGAAGAAACTTATGTTCCTTCAACTTACTGCTAATCCAATCGATATGCAGATCATTGGACCTAAGGGGCGGGCGGTTGTTCTTAAGGATGTTGCTGATTCACTTAACATGCCCGGCGCAGATATTGTGCCTGATGAAGAAGAACTTGAAAATCAGGCTAAACAACAAGCGGCAATGCAAGCAGGCATTGCAGTTGCACAGCAAGCACAACAAATGGGGCAGATGGCTTCAGGACAGCAGCAGGGACAGCAGGCGCGGCAGGGACAGCATCCAATGCAGAAGGCGGGTGCTATGGCGCAGGGTATGCAGTCACCAGCAATACCGCCCAGCGGCGCGCCGCATTTGAATCTTACTCAAGGAATGAGTTCAACAGCACCTGCGCAAGGAGGCGCTGGCCTAACAGGTAGTGGTGGGAATACTCCCACCTAACTCCCGGAGTAATACGATGGCACGACATAGAGGTGTGATGGGTCCGGGAGCAGCTAAGATGGGCGGACCTCGGGTGCGGCAACCTCACCCTAGTACGCCCTTCGCGGGTGGTTCCACTGGGGGTGCTGTCCCCACTGGTGGCCCTCGCGCGGCCCCCTCTGCCGTTCGCCAATCCCCCGGAGGCGGCGGAGGGGGTATGCCTATGGCAATTAAGAAGGGGGGCGAAGTAAAGAAACATGAAAAGGGGGGCGAAGTTAAACACGACGACGAAAAACAAGATCGTAATCTCTTTCATAAAATGATGAAAGAGAAGCACGAAAAACATAAAAAATACGAGAAGGGCGGTAGCGTAAGCCGCGTACATGCTCCTCATTCTGGAAAGGCGTGCTGATACGGCTATAACTTGACCAAGATTGCGATTACAGTTGATGCTCCAATTGAGATTTTACTTCTTCCGCCGGAGCAATGGTGGCAGGCGATTATCACGACAACCTACAAAGGGTTTGTTGTAACTGCGAAAGGAACGTACATGGCCTATTCTTTGCCCGATGGCGATTCGCTTAATGTGCGGGTTGACTGGGTTGATAAAGAAAGAAATCCTGCTACTGTTGATGGTGCAGTTGTTTGGGATTCAAGTTCAGATATGATTGCTACGGTTACTGTCGATATGAATGATAGTAATCTTGCTACGATTCAAGCAATTGCATTAGGTACAGCACAGATCAATGCTACCGCTGATGCTGACCTAGGTGAGGGTATTCGATCCTTGGTGGCAACACTTGATGTTCAAGTGATTGCAGGTGAAGCGGTTGCTGGAACTATCTCACCAGTAGTGTAACTGGTTTAACTCTGGGAGTAAAGTATATGGCAAAAGTTCTGTCTGAGGGTAATCACGGAATTACCTTCGCTAAAGGCGGCGATACGAAAATGTTCGGAAAGGGACATGTTCGTACAAAGGTACCTGGTATTAGTGGTAAAGAGGATAATACCAGCAGCAGTGGTAAGTGGGCCGAAGGCGGCTCTACCAAGAAGCATGGCAGACAACATGCTGGTTTGAAAGAGCCATTTCACAGCGGCAAATGTGACGGTAACGGTTAATAGATAATTTGTGAGTACGAGTTTACGAAGTACGAACCCCTAAAGAGGAATAAAGCAAATGGCAACGGCTCTTGATGACCTTCAAAAAGCGGTTGATGCGGTTAAAGCACTGGTGGTTAGTGTTCAGACACAACTTGCCGCTGCCTCATCAGCTATTGATAATGCAACAAGTGGCACGGATGATAGAGCTGCTGTCGCTAAGTTGCATGAAACTTCAGCGAATCTAAAAAATCTTTCTAATAGTTTTAATGAGTCAACTCCGCAGTTGACTAAGAAATCGTAGGTAATAGCAATGGCTAATACAGCAGACGGTGAAGAGTTGCCAAATACTCGTGCAGTAGTCATGCCGACCCTACCGACTAGGATTGACTATGACCAACGAGTGCGTGTGCTCTCAGATCTAGGTCAGGCACTTAAAAATGCAGGCGCCACTATAAATGTATTGAGCCGTGATGCTGGTAATATTGACTCACAACTTACTCGGAGAGTAAATGATCTTGTTATAGCAGCTAATTCATTAGGCGCTACACCTGTCCTTAAAACGTATGTAAATATTGATCTTATGGCTTTTAATTCAGTTATTACCACTGTAGCAAATGGAATGAGGACCATACCCTAAAGGACTATAAAATGAGCACCTTGAAGGATATAAAAGCAGGTGGTGATAGCAAACCGCGGTGGTATGACAAGGAACCACCTAAGTCTGATTATGAAGCGAAAGACTGTGGATCAGGAGGTAAGTATCAGGAGCTAGAAACTCTTGGTAAAACTGCTGAATTTACTGGCGGTACACGCCTTCAACGTTTGCACGGGCGTAATTACTGCAAAGAAGTACTTGCGCGCAAGCCTGATCTATTGGATATGCTGACTGAGACTGATACCCACGGACCGCCATTTGAAGATTCATCTGTTCCGCGTAGAATATTATGAAACCACGCGATGCATTTATTATCGAAACATTTATGCTCTCTCGCTCAAATCATGAGCAGTGGAGCAAATTTATGACTGCGCTTGAAACGTTTACACAAGAGCAAGTAAACGAACAAACTAATGCTCCTTATGATAGTACTACTATATTAATAGCAAATGGTAAGGCACGGTATGCCATGCAGTTTTTTGATGTGCTTAAAAATATAGATGATTTATATCAAAAAATAAGAAAATGACACAAGATGAAGCTATGAAAATGATTAAACAAATACCAGATTGGGATAATTTGACTGATGCCCAACGACTTGATAGGATGCAACGAATACAAGATGGTAATGTTTACATACAGTATCTTAATGAAGACGAAATGAAACAACTAGGGGTAGGGTATGGAGATACACACTCTACTTTTAGAGGTTTGTTAAGGAAGTAGAATGAACGACCACGCTGTAAATCCAATAGTCACACGCGATCCTGATCCAAATGTGCAACTCCCCGCCGCTGTTCTTAGAGCAGCACAGCGTGCTACTGAATTATCTAATCAATTAAAAACTGGTGGAATGGCAATTACGGATATTCGTTCTGAACTTCCTCCGGTAGCACCTACGCCGCCTTCAAGACCAGTTTCTCGCCTTCCTGATGTAACTCCACCTTCGCCCCCACCTCCACCTTCGCCTCCACCCCCTCCCGCACATGTTAACTCTGAGAGTAACAGACAGGGTAATGGGCAGGGTAATGGGCAGGGTAATGGGCAGGATGCTAATAATACTATAACATATAACGAACAACAATATAAATCTATGCAGGGGCGTTTTGAGCGTGCCCAGCAAGATAACCAACAATTGCTTAGGCGTATTAGCGAGATGAATAATCTTCTCGCGTATATGAATGCACCAACGCCTCAACAGGGTAATATCAGTATTCCTCCTGCCGTTCAAAAACTTATTACTGATAAAGAAGAAAATGAATATGGTAAAGAACTTATAGACATTATTAGACGTGGTGCGCAAGAAGTTGTTGGTCCTGAAATTAGTGCGTTAAGGGCTGAAAATGAACGATTACAGCGGACATTAGGAGGTGTTCAGCATGCTGGTGTACTTACAGCGCGGCAACAATTTTATCAAGAACTTAAAAGAGAAATACCTGATTACGAAGAGATTCAGGCTACGCCTGAGTTTGATGATTGGATCAAGCAAATTGAGCCAATGTCGGGTAATCAACGTTGGGCGATCCTGAGAAATGCTTTTGAGCAGGGATCGGCCTCGCGTGCGATAAGTGCGTTTAAGAGTTATAAGGCAGAACAGGCGGCTCTGAGTCCTGCGCAGGATCGGAGTTCACGGTCGGGCAACGGAGCAGAAAGCTTTCATGAGGGCGGCGATCCAGCTAATCGCCGTAACTCTGGGAGTAATCCTGCAACCACCCCGACCGTGGATCTTATGAACCTTGCAGCACCTGGCCGAGCGAGATCAGCAGCAGCCAATCCGGCCCCCTCTGATAAGCCTATAGTACTGGGATCGGAGATTACGCAGTTCTACAAAGATAAAGCTCTTGGTAGGTATGCTGGACGTGAGGATGAGGTACGCCTCATTGAACGTCAAATCCAAGAGGCTTTGCGGGATGGGCGAATTGTCCGAGATCGATAACAACTAGAACGTAGAAAGGCGTTCTAGACAGGCTTATGGAGATAAACAATGGCCCTCGGTCTTGCCGGTGGCGGCACCACGCCCCCACTGTATCCTGTTGGTAGCGCGAACCCGGATTATGTAGCTGCTGGTTTCGTTCCTGAAATTTGGTCGGGTAAGCTGATTGAGAAGTTTTATGCTGCTACGGTTTTGGCGGCAATCAGTAATACCGATTATGAAGGCGAAATCAAATCATATGGCGATCGTGTAAAGATTCGCACGAAGCCACAGATTGTCATCAATAGTTATCTGATTGGTGGCGATCTAACGTTGCAACGTCCTGTTGGTAGCTCGGTTGAGCTTTATATTGATCAGGGTAAATATTTTGCAACGATTCTCGATGATGTGATCGAGAAGCAATCGGATATCAATAATCTTTCACTTTGGTCAGATGATGCATCTGAACAGATGAAGATCGCTGTTGATTCCGATGTTCTAACTTGGCTTTATGGTAAGGCGGATTCAAAAAATTCGGGAACAACGGCAGGTTATATTTCTGGTAGCATTAATCTTGGTGTTACCGGAACGCCTGTCGGCACTGTTGGACGTAACCCAACAACTGGTCAAGTCGAAATGATCGATTTGATTTTGCGTCTTGGTCAATGTCTTGATGAATACAATGTCCCGGAAACTGGACGTTGGGTTGTTCTGCCAACTTGGTCATCTTTTCAGATCAAACGATCAGAACTTCGTGAAGTGTTTCTGTCTGGTGATCAAGTGTCTATCTTGCGTAATGGGCGCTTTGGGCAGGTGGATCGATTTA